AATATGCGAGCTGCCTGCAGCAAGGTTGCCGTCTTGATCGCGGTGGGAACGGCCGCCCATCCCCACGTGCCGGTGATCCTGATCGTGGCGCGTCTCCAAAGCTCGGGAAATAGGATTCCGCCGACTGCCCGGATCTTGGTCTTCGGCCAGCCGCTTGTGCCGCCCACCACGCCGTTTAGCGGTTCGAGCTGGTAATCGGTCGCTGCCCATTCTTGATCGAAGACGCCGTCTGCGTCGCCGCTGGTCTCGAGCTTGGTCAAAGTGATCAGGTCGTCGATCGCGGTTAGCCACTCGGTGTCGGCTGCGAACAGCCGGGTCGCTGTGCCGGCGTTGTAGAAGACGCGGCCGCAGAATTGGTCGATCTCGCGTGATGCGGTTTCGATCGCCAGCTCGAGCCTTGTGTCGTCGACGTTGTCGTTGATTCCGAGCGACGCCTTGAGCTCGTTGAGCGTCGCGTATCCGTTGGTGATGGCCATGTCTCTATTCTACTTTGCGGTGTGTTTTTGCAGCACTGGCAGCCATTGCTTTTCGAAGACTTGGTCAACGTCGAAGTTTGCGGCCGCCCAGTCGCGCGCTTCTTTGTTTGCTCCGCGCTCGAGCTTGTAGGCGTTCTCAAGTGCGCGCACGATCTGTGGCACGCTTGGCACGGCAAAAGGTGAACCTAGGCCATGATGCCAGATTGGTTGCCCGTCGACGAGCAGGCCGCCGTCGTTTGCGGTTGCTCGGTGCTCCGGTGCGATCAGGTCAGGTGAAGCTGCGAAATTGGAGACGATCGCTGGCGTGCCTGCGCTTTGTGACTCGATCGTGCCGATCCCGAAACCTTCCCCATAACTTGTGCCCAGGTAAACGTCAAAGGTTGCGAAAAGCGCGGCCATCTCGTCTTGTGAGTGACCCCACCTGTAAATCACTTGATTCGGCATGATCACGTCGTCTTGCTTCAATCCGACCTTGGCGAAGATGTCGGTCAAATTCCAACCGCCGGCGCTGCCATGCACGTCGCTGTGAATGTAAATCTTTGCGTCTGGGTGGTCTTGCTTGAACATCGCAAAGGCCAGCAGGTTTTCGTAAAATGCTTTTCGGTGCATTCCGCTGTCTGCTTTGTTGGCGGCAACCATGCCGACCAGCCACGTGTCTTCGTGGATGCCGAGCTTCTCTCGCACGTTGCCGTCGCGCTTGTCTGCTCCGGGTGCGTATCGTTTTGTGTCGATAGCGTGCGGCACGTATTCGCATTCAAGGTCGAGCTTGTTGATCTCGCGCACGCCGAATGGCGACATGGCGATCGGCGTGACGTTGTCTTGTTTGATCCAAGCGTGCACGCGATCGGGGATGGTCAAATGGTCGAGCGGTGTCCAGCTCAGGATCTTGTCGACCCGTTCCCAAACTTTACGATCGAGCACCCACGTGTCGTATAACGTGATCAGCAGCGGCTTGTGCTCCGGGTGGGTCGATGTGAAGTGGCGGTAGTTGGCCGGGTGGATGTCGTTGCCGTATGGCTCGAAGCTCGGCGCGTATTGCATGATCTTGCCGTATGGTGTCTCGAGCTGGCCGTTGTTGCCTTGCACTCCGTAATTGGAGAGCGCCGCAACTTCAGCGCCGGCTCGTTTCAATCGGTCGACAAGGTATCCGGCTTGCTGGCCGTAACCCGTCGGCTGGTAGGGGCTGTTCGAATAGACCGCGATCGCGGCGTGTGAAAGTGTAGGACTCATGTGTTTAATCTAGCGCAAAAGGCCAAGGCCACGCAGTCCTACGCTGCGTGGCCTTGGGGTTTTTGGTGCTTTGGTTTAGCTTGCGCCACCTTTGAAGTAGGCGACGTGGCTTGAGTGGGTTAGGTTTCCGTCAGCGCGGAGCTGAATTCTAAACCAGGTCTCATCTGTGCCAAAGCCGATCGATGCGTCACGTGTTACTTCTAGGCCGCCGGCGACGCGCACGACGTATGACTTGAAGTCACCGAAAAGTAGCGACTTGACGCCAGTGCCAACGTTTGCCATCGATGGGTTGTATAGGAATGGTGAGCCGAAGATGGTGTCTGGCTGACCTGCCTGTGGGTTGATCGCGAGCACTGGCTGGCCGGTGGTGTCCACCAACTTGCGAGCTCCTGCGTGAGCGGTCTTGTTACCCATGAATGATAGGTTTCCGCGACCGATGACTGCGTCGTCGACGCCGTAGTAGAGATCAACAAGGTTGGCGAAAGTGAAGCCACCGCTGACCCCAGTGCCGCCGGTAACCGCTGATGATGCTGCGGTGACCACGCCGGTTGGCTGAGTAGTTCCAGTTCCGGTGGTTAGGAATGCGCCGACCTGTAGGTTGATCGCTTCGCTTGCCTGACGCTCTACCCACTCTGCTACGTCGAAGCCCTCGTCTTTGAGTAGGTCGTTGCTGACCTTAACGATAACTGCGTCGCGGAATGCGCCTAGTGTGATTGAGCTGAATGTTGGGTTCGACTCGTTGATCGCTGATCCAGCCGCGGTGATTGCTGCGGTTGAGTAGGCGGTCAAAGTTGGGATGGTGATCTGCTCTCCGCCGGCCGTCTCAATCAAAGTTGAAGCGGTGAACATTGGAGTCTGTGCGCGGCCTAGCTCGAATACGCGGTCGTAGAAGCTGGTTGGCACTGGGGTGTTGCCCGGGGTCAATCCGCGGTTCTCGCGACCGAAGCTGTAGCTCTTGATGTCGCCAGATGCGATCTGCGCGAAAATCGAGCGGATGTCTTCTGCTGGCTTGTCGTTGGTTGCTACTTCGCTCTTGGCTAGTTCGCGGAAGCGGTTTTCACGCTCCGCTGACTGGAGCTCGGCCATCGCGTTCTTGGTGAGCGCGTCGATCTGCTCCATGCGTGTGTCTAGTGCGTTGTTGAGGCGTGCGAATTTTTCGTTTTCTTCCGCGGTCAACTCACGCTTTTCGGTGTGCTGTCGAGTTACGAGCTCGCTGAGCTCTGAGCCGATGTTGGCTCGTTCTTCGGACAGCTTCTTGATCTGTTCGTATGACATGGTTTTACCTTTTCGGGGTTAGGCTGCCGCGTTCACGCTGAGCAGGTGATTGAGTTGGTGGCCGCGTTGTCGCTGAACCTATAAACAATTCTAGCGGTGGGTGCTTTATTTTGACTTGTTAAGCAGCGAAGCTCCGCGAAGGACAAACGCGGAGCTTCGGCCTAAAGTTTGCGCTGGTAGTTAGCGTGTCTCTTTAGGTGAGTCGACGCGTGTCTCTTTGACGGGTGCGTCGATCGCGACGATGGCAGTTGCGAAAGCGTCAGCCATCTCTTTGATGATTCCGACGTCTGGGTTGCCGGCGGTTTTCAGGATCGCTTCGACGATCTGTTCTTTAGTTGCCATTGGTAATGCCTTTCAGTTTGAGTTGGATCTGATTGAGCAATACATCGAGCGGCATCTCGTCGACGACGGGTTGCGCTGATTCTTCGACCATGTCGATTTCGTCTTCGATGTAATCTTCTTGCTCTTGTTGCATCTCGAGCTGGTCGATGATCTCGCGGAGCATGGCCGCCTGCTCGGTGGTCAACTGCTGGACTTCGGCTAGCGCGTCGATCGCGCCTTTGAGCTTGTCTGAGTCGATGTCGGTGCGTTGCGCGTAGGCGGTCAAAGCTCGCACCGATGTTGTGCCGGCGGTTGAGGTGTAGGCCGGCCAAGCCACGATTGACACTTCGTAAAGTTTCACGTCGGTGAGCGTGCGGATCGCTCCGTCGTTGCTCCAGCTCTCGCCGCCGGGTTGCGCTGAAAATCCAAAGCTCATCGAGTCGATGTCTCCGCGGCGGATGCTCTCCGCGATGTCGCGGCCGTCGGTGTTGTCTGGGAGCGTTGCTTCGACGTATAGGCCGCGGTCGTCTTCGGTTAGTCGCAGCGTCTTGGCGCGCGTTGATCCGAGCACCCGGCCGGCATCGTGGTTCGCTAGGAGTTTGATATCCCACCCATGGCTTGTCAGCGATCGGCGGAATGCTCCGGGTGCGATGCGCTCGGTGAAGCCGCCCATCGGTTCGCTGTCTGCGTTGAATACGGCAGCGTATCCGGTGAACGTGCGGCCGTCGCCGTCTGCCCTGATCTCAAGGCCGCTTATCGTGCCGTTGAAGTGGCGAGTTTCCATTCGCGTCTCCTTTTGCTTCAAGTTTACTCCCCGGTCGCCGTTTTCGGCTTCGAGCTGCGCGACGATTCCCTGCGCGTATTCCATCGCTCTTGTTGCTTTGCTCTTGCTATTGCCTGATCCCCAGAGCAGGTGTGCGACTAATCCAGCGCCCGGGTATTCGGGATCGGCCGGGTCGGTGTTTTTGGTTGCGTCTAGGTCGACCATGTGGCGTGCGATCCATGCCGCGATACGAACCCACTTGTCGGCGGTGACTCGGCCGGCTGCCATCTCGCGTGCTTCGTTGATCGTGCGTGAAACTAAGCCGTCGCCGCCGTATCCGGCTTCGTAATAGTCGAGCCCTTGGCGCGCTGCGTCTCTCATGTATTGCGGTGGAGTCAGGTCAACTGCGCGTGCTTCTTGTTGACCGATCGCTGCCGGGTGGATCGCGTTTATTCCGAGCTGGCGGTAAGCGGCCAAGGTTTCGCGGTTGTCGTCAATGGCCACGACCACGTTGAACGTCTCGAGCAGGGTCTTGGCGGTGGCCGTCTTGTAGTTGACCGAGTTAAGCTCGGTGTCGTTCATGATCAGCTTGTCGTATCTGATGCCGAGCTTTTCGAGCTCGTCGGTGGTCTTTTGGCGGTCGGCTTCTAGTCGGCCGGTCACGATGTAAATCGGCGCGTTGAATTCCTGCAGGTATCCGCTGACGCGGTCGTCGCGCGCGCCGTTCCAGATCAGGGTTGCGTCAAGGTCGCTTATGGCGATCGGCGCTCCGCTCTTGTTGCGTTCGCCGCCCGGCTCGATGTTTTCGGCAAGTGAAACGGCCACCATCTGATCAATGGCGCTCTGCTTATCTTGGTGGCAACCTAGGACTTCGCCGTCTTCTTTGACGACCGCCCATCCGCTGCAGTCGTTGCTCTGGTCTGTGATGAAATATGGCATTATTTAGAAATTCTGATCCAGCTAATTTCATGCGTGCCCGAAGCTGCGACCGCGTATAAAGCGGTCAATGGTGGCAATTCCATTTGAATTGTCGAATTGGTATGAATGTTGAACCCGTTATCTTTTGTGACTGATTCATCACCGATGTAAACAGCGTTCGTTCCGCTGTTATGAATTATCAAAAGAAACGGGTTATTGTCTGTGCCGTCGATCTGTTGCCGAGTGGTGGTTACTACTAATTGGCCTGTTGCTATGCTCATTGGTTTTGATCCATCTGCAGCGTGACCGGGATGCCGCCATCGTGCTTGATCGCTGGCAAGCCGAACGCGGCCATCGTCGCGGCCGGGTCAAAGCCTGCCTGTATCAGCTTCGTTGCGATCGCGACGAGCTTCTCTTGCTCGGCTAGGCCGGCCGCCTTGATGTCGATGTTGGCCAGCGGCACGCGTGGGAATGTTGACGCGTCGGTGTTGATCAGCGGCAAGTCTTCGATGCGTCTTGCGTCGTCGGTCGAGATGATTCCGGCTTGTGTGAGCTGGCTGTATGCGGTTGATCGGCTGGCAAGGTTGCCGCGCTCCAACGCCCCGAAGTTGAACCGGATGAATTGGCCGGGTGGCAAAAGGTCACCGAACGTTGCTTCGAGCTTGGTGGCTAGTGGCCTGAGCCCGTGGCTGATCCATTGGAGGTTTGATTCTTCGACCGACGCGTAGCTGTTGTAGCCCGGTAGCGCGAGCAGGTGCGGTGGGACGTTGAATATGCGCGAGATGTCTTCGATCGCGAAACGTCGCGACTCGATCAGTTGGTTTTGGTCGTTGGCGTTGGTGGTCTTTTCGGTCTCAAGGCCGCCTTGGAGAATGAGTGGCCGGTGGCTGGCCGTAAGCCCTGCGTGCTTTGCGTCGACTTGGTTTGCCAAGTCTTCGACCTGCTCGCTCGTCAGCTTGCCCGGTGTCTTGAGAACGATGCCGGGGTTTGCTCCGCTGCCGAAGAAGCGCGCGGTGAAAGTCTCTAGCGCGATCGCCAAACCTAGATTTTGTGCGAGCTGCACGATCGGTGATGTGCCACGCACTTCGCCGGGTTCGAGAAAGTATGGGGTCGACTTGATGTCGCGCGAAGCGATCACGCGGCCGTCGTATCGGTATTCGATGGTTGCGTCTGGCAGGCGCTTCATCTTCACTTTGATTGGGTTGAGCACTGCCATGCCAACCTCGCGGTCGCCGTCGCGGTAAACGCGTGCGAAGCCTTGGCCATGCAGCATCATCGATGTTATGTATGATTGCCAAAAGCTCGCGG